AAAACTAGGTCGCGGCCTAAGGCAGTACCGATTAGACCTGTTGTGAACGGGACTGTCCCTATAGGTGATGCGTGCACCGCCACTATGGCGCTTAAGGCAGACAGCTGCCGCTGGCCTATGGGCGACCCCTACACGGATAGGTTTATGTACTGTGACAAGAAGAAAACAGAGAAGTACCCGTACTGCGAAGAGCACCGCCGTATGGCGTACAACGAGGCTGGTTCGCTAAAGTACCGGGGGAAGGTGAAATGACAATCGGATCGGACATGCTGCTCAAAGCCAGCCAAGTCATCAAGGAACGGGGGCGGACGTATGGCCCCATGAGCCAGAACATGGATAGGATTGCGGCCCTTTGGGCCGTTTGTCTTGGAATGCCCGTCACCCCAGTCCAAGTTGCTTGCTGCATGGTAGCCGTTAAACTGGCTAGACTTGTTCAAACACCGGGCCACGAGGATTCAGCAGTTGATATCGCGGGCTACGCTGCGGTGCTACGCGAATGTCAGGAGGATAGTGATGTTAGAAACAGCTAGAGACGTACTGAGCAACCTGCGGAGTATGGCGGGTTCCGAAGAGCAATATGTGGAAAACGTGTGGGCTTTGCGGTATCCTGATCCCTCGCCTAAAGCATCCCACGGTTGGCCTTATCAACCCGCTGGGGAACGAATTGAAACACCTAGCAAAGTAATAGCGATACGCCCATGAACTACCTTAACTACATGAGAGACCTAAAAACTTGGAAATACAAACGGGCAAACGAGGATCGTGACATAAAGGATATGCAGGCCGTACAGGACTGGGCCCGCCGCCTAGACGAAGAGCGTTATATGAAACACCATACGGACAGCATCGGTCTTATGCGATACAGCGCACAGCGTGGGATGTCCCGGTCTTCTATGGTTCGTATATGGGGAACTCGGCTGGTTAGCGCTGTTCTAGGATACAACCAAGATGGACAAAAAACTAAGACATAACGATGGGTTGGTGCAACCGCTAGGTATTGTGGGTTGCTTGGTATTGATATTACTTAGCCTTGGCTTTTGGGCCACGATTATTATTGTTGGAAATTGGTTGTTAAACACATGATTACGTGGTCCTACAGTAGTATTAAGACCTTCGACCAATGTCCGAAGAAGTACTACCACCTCAAGGTAGCCAAGGACGTTAGGGATCAAGGTAGCCCTGCTACGCTCTATGGACAGGAAGTACACAAGGCGGCTGAAGAATACGTGCGCGACGGTACGCCCATCCCTACTAAGTTTAAATTTGTCGAGCCTGTTGTATCTGCCTTTAGCAATATCCCGGGCGAGAAGCACACGGAGCTCAAGCTGGGTGTCAAGAAGACGGACGCTGGCTACGAGCCCTGCGGGTTCTTTGACAGGGACGTGTGGTGGCGCGGCGTTGCCGACCTGCTCATTATAAACCGGGGTAGGGGATGGCTGGCTGACTATAAGACCAGCAAGAGCGCCAAGTACGCAGACACTAAGCAGCTAGACTTACTGGCTGGCGCTGCGTTCCTGCACTTCCCACAGCTTCAGCGGATCAAGTCGGCGCTAGCGTTCGTGGTCAGCAACGAGTTTGTTAAGACAACCCACGACGCTGCACAGCGGGACACTTATATTAATACGTTTAACCCTGAGCTGGAGCGCCTAGCTAGTGCCCACCAGACGGGGGTTTGGAACGCCGTAACTGGCCCGCTATGCGGCTGGTGCCCCGTAACTAGTTGTGAACATTACAGGAGAAGATGATGCCATACGTAAACAAACCCCGTCCGTACAAGAAAGAATACGAACAGTACGACGGTACCGAAAAAGTTAAGAAAAAACGGGCTGTCCGTAACGCCGCCCGCCGCATAATGATGAAGGCTGGCAAGGTGCATAAGGGCGACGGCAAAGATGTGGATCACGTCACCCCCCTATCCAAGGGCGGCACTAACAAGACCGGCCTGCGGGTGCAGACTGCCCACAACAACCGTTCGTTCGCCCGTAACCCCGACCACACAGTTAAGACTAACAGGCCGAAGAAGAAATAATGACCATACTCACCGACTACACGTGGACGGGCAAGTTCAAACCATTTGCCCACCAGAAGGAAACGTCTGACTTTTTGTCCCGCCGCCGCAAGGCGTTCTGCTTCAACGAGCAGGGCACGGGTAAGACTGCATCTGTTATCTGGTCCGCCGACTACCTAATGAAGCTGGGCAAGATCAAGCGGGTGCTAGTCATCTGCCCCCTGTCCATCATGAAGTCGGCATGGCAGCAGGATATGTTCAAGTTCGCCATGCACCGCAGTTGTTCGGTAGCCCACGGGGATGCCAAGCAGCGCAAGAAGATCATCGCGGCTGGCTCGGAGTTCGTCGTTATCAACTTCGACGGGCTTGCCGTGGTCAAGGACGAGATTATCAAGGGCGGCTTCGACCTGATCGTGGTGGACGAAGCCAACGCCTACAAGAACCCCATGACCAACCGCTGGAAGGTGCTGCGCGACGTAGCCGCCGCAGCTAAGGGGCTATGGATGCTTACTGGTACGCCAGCAGCACAGTCGCCACTGGACGCCTACGGCCTAGCCAAGCTGGTAAACCCGGACAATACGCCCAAGTACTACGGCCAGTTCCGGGATCAGGTTATGTACAAGGTCACCCAGTTCAAGTGGGTAGCCAAGCCGGGATCACAAGATACGGTACATCAGGTACTCCAGCCCGCCATCCGGTTCGAACGCAGCCAGTGCCTAGACCTGCCACCCGTCACCCACGTAGAGCGTGAAGCGCCGCTTACCCCCCAGCAGGCTAAGTACTACAGCATGCTTAAGGAGAAGATGACTATGCAGGCGGGTGGAGAGTCCATTACCGCTGTTAACGCAGCCACTAACATTAACAAATTACTCCAGATCAGCGGGGGTGCGGTCTATACGGATACTGGCGAGGTCGTTGAGTTCGACGTTAGCAACCGGCTGAACGTTGTCCTTGAGGTGATTGAGGAGTCCAGCCACAAGGTGTTGGTGTTCGTACCCTTCACACACACTATAGAGCTGCTCAAGGCTACGCTCGACAAGCACGGTATCAGCAACGACGTTATCAACGGCAAGGTCTCGGTAAACAAGCGTAGCGATATAGTTACGCGGTTCCAAGAGAAGCCCGATCCCTACGTGCTTATCATCCAGCCACAGGCTGCATCCCACGGATTGACGTTAACGGCGGCGAACACCATCATATGGTATGCCCCAGTGACATCCGTTGAGACTTACTTGCAGGCAAACGCCCGCATCAACCGTCCGGGCCAGCACAACCCCATGACCATCGTGCATATTAAGGGTAGCGAGATTGAAAGCCGCCTGTACAGCATGTTACAAAGCAACATCAACAACCACGAAAAGATAATCGACCTGTACCACCAAGAACTTTCTAGTACCGCTTGACTTTGTCAAATACAGGCGTAGATTGTCGGGCCACAAGGAGCAAACATGACCGACACGATAGAGACCCAGAACACAGAGAAGACCATCGAAGAGATGGTTGGTATCTACATCAAAATACGTAACCGGATCGAAGAGACTGAGGAGCGCCACAAGTCGGAGCTCGAAAAGATCAAGGAAGAATACGACATCGTTAGCCAGCACCTGCTGGGCATATGCAACGAACAGAACTTAGATAGCATCAAGACCCCTGCGGGTACTGTTTCTCGGCGCGTACAGTCGCGCTATTGGACTAGTGACTGGTCTCGTATGCACCAGTTCATTCTTGATAACCAAGCGCCGTTCCTTCTGGAGCAGCGTATTCACAACGGTAACATGAAGCAGTTCTTAGAAGAGAACCCGGACACTCTGCCTATCGGACTTCAGGCGGATCGCAAGTTCGTTATCCAAGTCCGCAAACCCACAAGTAAGTAAGGAACTACTATGACTAACGTAACCATCTTCAAGAGCAAGGACGCTGTCACTTCGACAGGCCCCCGAGAGCTTAGCGATTTTGCTAAGTCCCTTTCTACTGGAGGCACGACGAGCCGCCGCATCCAGACCAACACCAACGGCACCTTTAAGCGCATCATCAACGGTGAGCAGATCGGTAACGCTGTCCGTGGCGAGATCAACGTCATCATTCTACATGCTTTGCCTAAGGTCTCACGCATCTACTACGCAGAGAAGTTTGACCCTAACAAGGAAGCAACCCTGCCTGACTGCTGGTCTAACCTTGGTGATAAGCCGGAAGTGGCTGCGGCCAACAAGCAGCACAGCAACTGTGCTGGCTGTCCTATGGACATCAAGGGTTCGGGTGACAACGGTGGTCGTGCTTGCCGGTTTCAGCGCCGCATCTCGGTCCTGCTGGCTGATGATCCATCTGGCGACGTGTACCAGTTTAACGTCCCGGCCAAGTCCTTGTTCGGTAAGGGCACCGGTAACGTGCTCTTCCCTTCTTT